TCTACCTTGCGCACCACTCATGGTAGCTGTTACAGCTGCGGAAGTTGTAGATTGTAATGCTTCTGCGTTGAGTCCTGCACTTGCTTTAGATACGCCAGTTCTGTTTTCTTTGGCTTCGTCTAAATATCCTAGAACTGGGAAAGCTTCTTTACCAACAAAAGGTACAGCAAATGGTTGTACCATTCCTGGCGCTCTCATTCTTATTGGCTGACCAATATCTGTATTAAGTACATCGTCTATGTTGACTTGACCCTCAACGACTCCCATTCTTGGGAAGATTGAATGTCCTAATGAATCCAAAGTATCACGCATAATTTGTGACTTAGCAGCTTGGATTGGTTTTAAATAATCAGCAGGACAAGATCCTATTGCTGTGTGTGGCTCTGGATCAGGACAGAACATACATATTGGTAGTTCATCCCACGGCTCTACGTTTAAAACTTCTAAGCCATTACCTGCTGTGCAAACTCTGATTCGCTCATCAATACCATCACCATCAAAGTCATAGTATAAGTAATGCTCAACGTATAAAACGTCTTTACCGCCTGCATCGTTTCTGTCTGGGTATACCATGTTGTCAAACGGATTTCTTGCTTCTTGTTCTTCGTAGCTTTCTGGGTCAAGCGCGCTGCCGCCATAACCTGCGTATTGCTCTATCTCTTCTTGGTCATATCCCATAGATACCAAGTCGGAGACTGACTTAATCATTCTGTGCGCAACGTAAGAAGCTGTGTCTATATCGCGCGCGTGTCGTGAAATTAATATTTCTTCTGGCGGAACAGACTCAATACATACTTGGTCTTTTGGTTTTAATCTTCTAATAGTTAGGTCATAACTTGCTGGTATTTCTTGCACCACTTCTTCACCGCTTATTGGGTCCATAGTTATGATTGTTTCGTTGGTAACTGATTCTTCTATTACCTCTACGTTCTTATCAAGGATTAATGCTTGGTAGGATTGTGGGTCTATGTTTGTATATTCGTGCGTAGTAGCGTTGACTGAATCATCCCAAAAAACTTTTACAAAACCAGTCTTTCTTACTAGAGCATCTTTAAAAACGTCATACAAAACTTGGAAGCCTGGATTCTTTTCTCTAATCAGATAGTTAATATAATCTGTTTGTTGTTCTGCAAGTTGAATATCTTCTGGCCCTTTAGGTACAAATTCAACAATCTTTTTAGTACCAAAGAAAGTACGCATGATGGATGGCAACATAAACAAAACACTTTCTCGCACGTCTGTAGAAACAAACTCTGACTGCATAGAGCTAGTACCTTCTGGCTCAGTACCAAGATAATATTCTGTTGATTCAGCTCTTTCTGCGCCTACTTGGTGTATAAAATCTTTAGCATCATCCATCTCGGACTTAATCACGCCTACAAGATCAATCATATCTGTTTCTTCTTGGACAGATGCTTTAATTTCTTCTTCGTTGTACTTCTTTGCCATACTTTATCCTATTCTAATTATTTTAGATTTGAGCGGTTGTCTGAAATTATAACCTAAAAAGCTAGTGCTTCCACCAAAACTTGCAGCCGAGGATGCCATCGTCAGCGCGAGCGCATCCGCCTTGTCTGGAGATTTAATTCCACGCTTACGCATTTCATCCTTACTCTCAATCTTGATTTTACCTGTAGACGTATATTTATACAAAGGCGATGCTAGTTCTGCAACCAACTCATCGTCCTGCGGAATCCTGCAATCTCTTTGCACCAACCAGTCTTTAATCGCAAACCATAATTCAGCGCGTAGGTTTAAATAATTTTTCTTACTCGCTGGCGCTTCGGCAACATTGACTCCGCGCACAGGTAAGTTTTGCTCCGCCAGTCTATCTACCACGCCTGCGCCCAAACCAATCACATCAATCAATATTTCCTGCGGTTTCTCTATCGCAGTACACTCATCATACATATTCTTAATCACACCACATAACTGCATCAAGTCCATAGACTTAAACGACTTAATACTCATCACATGGTTACCTTGTCGTATACATAGCGCGGAGTTATCACCGCCAAATCTGGCGACATCCAATCCCCATATTATCGGCGCGTTAGCTGTAAGAGAGACATCCCTCTCTATAGCTGCCTTGACCAATCCCATTGGTATGACAGTATCATCATCCGCGGATGGAAACTCGCCCATCACCTCCACGCGCGCGACTGTGGAATCTTCGCCATACTGCTCAATCATCGTTTGAAAGAGCTTTTGGTCTGTGCCTTCGACTGTGCGCGAGTCAATCTGCTCGTTTTTCCAGAAAGATTGCTTGGAGTTAAAGCTGTCGTAGAATGGCCCTGTGTTTCGGCGTGGGTTGGAGAAAGTAAACCAATACCTATCGCGCGTGGGTTCGGAGAAGAATCCTTCGCTGACGGAGTAAATAGGAGAAGGAATACCAGATGCTTCATCCATTATCAGGCATACGCCGTATGATGAATGGATGCCTGCAAACGCATCTGGGTTTTCCTCGCTCCATAACTGTGCCTGCGCGTAATAATAACCAGTATCAATCTTGAGGTCGTTTATTAGCGCATCTTCAAACCATTGTGCTGGTTTAATCGTGGTAGCTGTCTTGGTAAACCAATGAGAGTTAATAGATAGTGTTAGCCACTTACCTAACTCCGCCCATGTTCTTGAACGAAGCTGTTGCTCGGTGTTAGCAGTTACGATTATGGTAGAACCAAGTCTAGTAGATAACATCCAAAGTATGATCCATGCGACAAGTGCGGACTTACCAATACCACGACCTGATGCTACGGCTAGTCTAAACATCTCTGGTAGATCTAATACATTGTTTCGCTCAATGTGTATTGCCATTTCTCGTAAAATTTTTTCTTGCCACTTTCTTGGTCCTTTGAAATCTTCGAGGGGGGTGTCTTTCTGCCCCCATGGGAACACATACTTAACAAAGTTTACTGGGTTGTCTTTGATTGGTCCTGACCATAGTTCGGTCATGAGTTCTTTTTCTAGTTTTACGCCGTATTTCATATTAAAAAAAATTAAAAAATTTTAGTTCATTAGTTCCATGTACACTGCACCGCTCGCTAACGCAAACTGGGGGGTCTAAACGATAGTAAGTACTAACTATCATTATGTTAGTAAGTGTTCACTATCAATCTATAGCCTATAGGTAAGGGATTAAATGCGATATTGAGAGAGTATCTAGCATTAGTTAAAAAGGGAGTATAAAAACTAAGCTCACATTTAACCCCTATATTATTCATTAACGCCCTCGCCCTCGCTCTCGCTTGCTCTCGGCGTGCGTGCGCGTTTAGGTAGCGCGTGCGCTGGCGCGTGTTCTATTATGTTTATGCGCTCTCTGGCATCAGTTAGTACGCCTTTAAGATCTAAATTGTGGTTGACTTCTTGGCGATCCGCCCATTGATCTGGCGCGCGGTTGCGGAGATAGAAAGAGATAGCATTAAAATTCTTGTCCTCTATTGTTTCCATGAGTTTAGATGTGACAAATGCCAGGCCTTTGCTCTTTCCTCTGTCTAAAGCGTCCGAGATTCCCGAGTTTTTCTTTTCTCTATATTTGTTGAATGTATCCCAACCAACGCCCAAAGACCTACAAATATCCATCACGCCCAACCCTTGTGACGCTAAATGCTCCACTCTATCTGGATCTATATTGATTGGTTTACGCCCTCTTTTTTTAGGTGTTTTTGTTTCCATATTCCGATTAATTATAGCTTATAAACCTTTTATTTATGCCTTTTAGGTAATTAATTGCACTTTTATGTATATAAAGTGTTGCTTATTGGGTGTAAATATATATAATGGGTATTACAAGGCAATTAAGCCTTGATACTTTGGAGAAGTAATATTATGAAACATTTTAAAAAAAGGGAGTTTAGTTTGTTTAATTATATGTGCGATATTCTTTATAATTTTTATGAAAGAAACGGACTAGAACATTGTTGTGCTTTAGAAAGTAGAATTGGTGGAAACTATAATACAGAAGAACAAAAAGAATGGTTAGAAAGGTTTAGCGATATTTGGGATAGAGTTGAACAAAGAGAAATTTCTAAATAAGGGGGAAATAATGACAAATACAAAAATATTTAAGCAAGATAGTTGGGTTTATTTTGATAGAACAGAGGTTAATTTAAAAGGCTATGAATATAAAATTAATGATTGCTATATAGAATTATCAGAAAAAGATATGCCAAGACTTAAAAAAGAATTAAGTGAAACTGTTTTCAATAACGCAAGAGAAATATCTCAAGAGTATGATTGCGACACAATCATCTTGGCTCAAGACGAAATATTTGCAAATATAACATAACCCCAACCCCCAAACAAACAAGCCCGCTTTATGTGGGCTTTTTGGGTAGAAGCCTAGCAATAATGCGAAGCTGTTATAAATGGAGAAGATAACAATGAACTATAAAAAACAAGAAATACAAGAACACTTTAATGATTCTATTAATGAGTATGACAAGAAATGGATTTTAACTAATACAGATGATTTACATCATGAAATCTTTAATACTGATTATTACATTATAGGATCTTACAAGGCTACTCAATGGCTAGGCGATCAAGTTTTTAATATTATTGACTTTATAAAAGAATATGAACAAATGAACTTTGGCGAAGTTTCCACAGACTTTGCAAGTCCAGAAGCTATTGTGAATATGTATGTATACATTATAGGCGAGGATATCGTTTGTGATTATATAAACCAATTAGAGGTGGCGTAATGACCATTAAAACCAAAACACATAAAAGCATTATAGGTCAGCTGCGCAAGAAGTACGGCCTAAAAGATAACACGCCTATTGATAAGGTAGAAATAGCAATGACACCAAAAGATTGGAAAGACTTTAGCGAAGCGCTTACCTTTCCTAATGGTAAACCATCACAAAGGGGGAAATAATGAGTAAATTAGAAATGATTAATGAAATACAAAGTTTATGCAACGCAAACAAAAATAATATCCATTGCTCTATATATTGGTTAGCAGACCAAATAAAAGAAATAGTTGAAGGCAATAGCTATCTTGGAGACTTGGAAGATAATAAAGGGGGAAATGATGAGATTAAATAAAGCTGGAATGACTAAACACGAGGGAAAACAATTTGACAGAAATTTGGAAATAAAAAACATTAAAAATATGATTTTAAGCTTGCACAAGTTAGCCGAAGAGCATAACCAGTTTCAATATACTGGTGAGGCTGCAATTCAGCCAGCAAAGATATACCAGGCTCTGTGGGACTGTGAAAGCGCTTTGTATAATTATCAAATAGATGTTGAGCGCGGAAAATATGATGGCATCATAGACATGGATAGAGACTAACAATGAAAAAATATAAACCAATAACTTTTGCTATGGCTGAATTTTCATACGCAAGACACCTAAGAGATGAACTAGGACACACTGGCGAAATCATATACCCAAATAAAGATACGTCTAAGCAACACACAGACGGCTCATGGCTTTTANNGTGAGGCTTACATGAAGCGAGAGGACATACCAAAACACTTACGACATCTTGAAGAATGGAGATTGAAAGCATTATTTTATTTATTTAGGGCCAGAGCATGAGCAACTTACATAACCAGGAACAATTAGAAAACCAATTTGATGACATACTTGACCAAGTATATAAGTGGGATAGTAAAGGGCTATTAGAAACACAAATAAGAGACGTAGTTTTAGCTTATGGTTTACATCAAGACGATGATCGCGATGAAATATTACAATTCATAGCGGAAAGTATTTTAAACGACAATTACGAGGTAGCATCAATATGACTGGTAAAGGATCAGGAAGGCGCATAGAAGATATAAACAAGATACGCAATAATTGGGATAGTATCTTTAAAAAGCGCGACAAGAAACAAATAACCAAAGTAATAATAGAATTTGAAATGCCAGGCTATCCTTCAATAGAGGATATCAACAACCATGTTGAAAAATTACTCAAAGAGGATAAACTAACAACTTTAACCAAAACATTAAATGCTTGACCTAATTATTAACATATTCGCAGGAGTCACAATAACATTCGCAACAATGCTATTACTCACAGCGCTCGCGATAGTAATAATTGACCGCAAGCAATAAGTTTGAACGAGTGGGAGATATCTTCTCCAAAAGATAACCCCCC